GTATTGGGCTGTAAGGATATAGCGGATAAAAGTACGGACGAAAAGAGTCTTAAGAAAGCTGCCTTCAGGCATCCTTTGAATGCTCGCATATTAGGACAGATAACTAAGATACAGAAAGCTAAGAAACTAAACAGTACATACCTGACTCCGGGAAAAGAATTTAATGGTACTATCCTATACAGTTTGAATCCACACGGTACTGATACTTCCAGATTAGCTTCTAGGGAGCATGCATTCTGGTGTGGTATTAATGTTCAGAATATAACCAGAGGCGCCAGCTTACCTAAGTATAGCTTAGTTCCGTATGAAGGTTTTCATATTGCAGAAGTTGATCTTGAGCAAGCAGAAAGTAGGGATACAGCTTATGCTGCTGGAGAAGAGCGGCTTATCGCAGCAGTAAGCGGTGATAAAGATTTTCATTCCTTGAATGCTGCAAGCTTCTTTGGTGTGACTTACGAAGATATATTTGACGTAGTACAGAATAAAGTAAAGGATAAGGAACGTCGTGAGTTAGGGAAGAAAGTAAATCATGGGGCTAATTACCTTATGGGTGCTAATGTACTTGTAGAAACTATGGGAGAAGAGAACATATATAAGGCTGCTAGACTTCTTAATCTTCCTAAGTTCTGGGGAGCAAAGCAAATAGCAGAAGAACTGTTATCCAGATTCCATGCTACATATCCAGGACTAAGTACTGTTTACTACCCCGCAGTTGTAGCAGAGATTATAAAGACTAAGGTCTTAGCTTCTCGTGCAACTCATAAGCTTACTAATATGCCAGGATGGATAAGAGAAGCAGTAGCGCCCTACTGGAACTTGGAAGCCCAAGAGCGTATAATGGGACTTACTCGTTACTGCTTTTCAGACCCTAGTGCAGATAAGAGAGCTAAGAATGCTTATGTTGCGCATGTGTCTCAGAGTCTTAACGCAATGACACTTAACAAAGCATATATGTTAGTGTTCTATGCTATAGCCTTGGATGAAGAACTTGGAAAGCATTTTAAGCTATGCGCGCAAATTCATGACAGTATATTGCATCAGTTCAGAGTCGGGCATGAATACCTTGCGCATAAAGTTCAAGAGTGTATGGAAATACCTGTAGAAATAAAAGGTTATGATGGGAAGATAAGAACGTTCACAGTTCCCGCAGCTATTAAAGCAGGCAAGGATAACAAAGGTGCTCTAAGTTGGGCGGAAATATAAAGGGAGTTATATAGATTATGAAACGAAGTGAACTAATAGAAATACTAGCTGGATTAGCTACAGGTGATAATAATGATCCAGACGTAGTGATGTTTGACTTACATAGTGGAACTGCATTTGAACTAGCCACTGCAATGTACGACCCTACATCCAGGGAAATAGAAATCACTGTGGAATAATTTATGTATGCGTTACGAACATGAAGATATATTCGACTTGTACTTAGCAAGGCTTGTAGACAGTGAACCTCCGAACACTTTTCATAGATGGTGTTTACTCACTATTATAGGTGCGTGGCTAGGACGTAGAGTATGGCTACCCTTTGGGTCTGCTCGGATCAATTGTAATATGTATGTAATGCTCATGGGTAAAGCCGGTTCTCGCAAGAGTACAGCTATTAAAGCAGCTGTTAACTTCATTAAGAGTGCCGGTTACACTAAGATAGCCGCTGGAAAATCTAGTAAGGAAGCATTCTTACTAGACCTAGCCGGTGACTCTAATATCATAGCTGCTCAGGACATATTAGAGACTAACCTATTCGGTGGCTCTAATAGAGAAGATGCGGAGATTCTTATAGCCGCAGACGAATTTAATGTATTCGTAGGTAATGGAAATATAGAGTTCCTAACTGAGCTAGGGAATATGTGGGACTATGAAGGAGAGTTCAAGAGTAGAGTAAAGAACTCTGCAAGTGCTTGCATATATAACCCTACGATCAGTATCTTAGCAGGTAATACTTCTACGAACTTCTCTCTGGCTTTTCCTGTGGAGGCCATTGGACAAGGTATATTTTCACGCCTGTTGCTCATTCACGGAGACAAGACTGGAAAACATCTTACGATTCCACCTCAACCTAATGAAGAGATACACAGTATTCTTATAGAGCGTTTCCACTTAATGAGAGAGCGTATCACTGGCGCTATGACACTCACAGCCACAGCGTATAAATTATTAGACAAGATATACAAGACATTCCCTGGAGTACGAGATATAAGATTTGAGTCTTATGGAAACAGAAGACTTACTCACTTAATCAAGATAAGTACGATACTAACTGCAAGCAGATTAGCGAAAGAGATTACGGAACAAGACATACTCAAGGCGAATACAATATTAGCTCATGCGGAACACTCTATGCCTAAAGCTCTGGGAGAGTTCGGAAAAGCTAGGCACTCTGACATAACAAACAAGATAATAAGTGTGCTAGAGGATTCTCCGCACCCAATAGTTAGTGATAAAGAATTGTGGAAACAAGTCTATAATGACTTGGAAAGTATAGATAGACTTAGAGAATTAATGACTAACTTACAGCTTGCGGATAAAGTAATGCGAGTACAAGGAGGTTGGATAAGTAAGTCAGCGGACACAATAAATAGGAACTCTAACGTGGACTTTAGTTTCCTAACAGAGGAAGAGCGTAAGAGTATTGTAGTGTAAAGTTAATTTATATATGGGGAGAGCATAAGTTATGGAACAAGACATTATACGTGTTCTACGTATCATTGAGTACGTGGGGCCGAGGAACAAAGTAGAAGATACTGTTAAGCGATCTATTCATGGAGAAAAGGTTATAGAAGACCTTACAATAAAAGCAGTTACTTTAGGTACAGTATCCGAGATACTAGGTACTACAGAGTATACATCTCAGGAAGATTTTATCTTGGTTCCATGGGACTTCAGACAAAATAGATGCTTACGCACACTAAAAAATATGCGCCCGGAATTTATGGAACTAGAGCCAGAGTTCCTAGGTGTTAGACATAATGCATTGGATGACGCTATGCATCAGACTAAGTGGCTGCACAGTATATTGAACTTATTAGAAGGGTACTATACACCATGGCCTATCTAGTAGAATTCCCTATGGAACGCATAGAACTCAATATAGAGATAACTCACCACCCAGAACTACAGAGAGAGCTTATAGAGATAGGCTCCCTTGGTGATTTCTCATTTGAAACAATGTTGGCTGGAGTAGCTGCTTACTGTGAGGTAGCTCTTGATGGTTACTACAGTCAAGAAGAACTCAATAAGCTGTGTACTATTCTTACAGACAAGCTACGTAAGAAACGCTCACTACTGATTACCTTGCAATAAGGAAGCTATGTATGACATTAGAGCAACTTAGAGGTTTATTAAACTGCTCCAACGCTAAGATAAAGTTACTCGCTACTACATACGACTGGAGATATGAGTATAAGGTAGGTTATGTAGTCACTGAAGCGGAAGCGATTGAGGCGGCTAGAGAGTCCGGCATAACGAAGTTACGTTATACGGGGTTAACGGAACTAGAACGGTGTGTTAATAACTGGAGAAGATAACTATGGATGATTCATGCTCATTTGAGTTTATAAGAGAAGTAACGGAAACTGAACTCCTGAAAGGTAATGTAATGCTTGATGTAGATACTGATCTAGCTACTGGGCAACTTATATACTGTGGCAACTCTTTAGTTCGAGTATTAGATAAAGAAGCTTTCCTTACTTACTGGGCAACGGTAGAAGATGCACTAACTATAAGAACTTTACCTAGTATAACAGAAAAGGCAGAAAGAATAATCTTCGGAGATAGAGAAGCTACTTACGGTGCACCAAGTAAAAATTTGTGCTTGATTGCGGATCTCTGGTCAGCGTATTTAGATACTGATATATCTGCCACTCAAGTATGTGATATGATGATATTGCTGAAAGTAGCCAGACTAAAGAATTCCCCGCAACATAGGGATAGTATGGTGGATATAGTAGGATATACATTACTAAAGGAGAGGTGTTAATATGCTTAAAAATAAGATTAAAGCAATGAATAAGATGTATGATTTGCCGGTTAATGATACTCCGCAGTTTTATGGTAATGTATCTCACACAATTAGAAACTTTCAGTGCATACTAAGCGAAGAAGTGGACGAAGCTACTGATATTATCGAGGATATACACAAATATCGGACTGAGAACGTGGACGTCCTAGTGGCCATCGCAGATTGGCTGGCAGATATTACAATCTACTGTCGCAGTGAAGCTATGAAATATGGGATTCCATTAGAGGAGGTTATTGATATTATAATGGAGTCAAACATGAGTAAGCTTGGAGAAGACGGTGAACCAATAAAAGATAAACGCGGCAAGGTTCTGAAAGGTGTTAATTACTGGAAGCCTGAACCTAAGATTAAAGACTTGTTACTTTCGAGGATGGAGGAGGCTGAGAAATGAGTCTTCCACTAAGCTGCACAACAATAGGTATGGCGTGGTTATTATTATACTCAGTTATTCTTTTAGCTGCTGATGTACAGGAAAGTATAGTACCATTGATTAGCCAGCTATGGTTTATCGCAGCATTCTATTTTCTTTATTATGAGAGAAAGGAAACTAAAAATGAACTTTAGTATACCAGCAAGGCATGGACAGTCTTGGTCACGTACAGAAGATAGTGCACTGTATACCGAGCTTAGTTTGGGTACACCTATAGAAGCGATAGCACGTAGACATAAGAGAACCGAAAGGGCCGTAGAGTGTAGAATTGAATTCCTGGAAAAGAAGCTGGAACTCCCATTTGTCGTCAAAGAGCAGTTAATTATCAATGGTGTCGATTACCTAACTAAGTTAGCCACTTCCAGACTACGTGTGAATGCATGTATAAAGGATCAAGCTAGGTGGGCACTAAATGAAATACATAGATTAGCAAGTTCATACTACTAGCAGTAAGCTTGGAGATAGGAGAGTAGATGGGCTACTTCCCTATCTCTACCTCTATACTGCTTTCTTCCAGTGAGAAGCTCCGCCTATTCTAACCCCTACCCACATAGCATAAGCTTTGCTTACAGCTTTCCACTTAGCCACACCATCTTTCGTAAGACTTTCCACAATCACACCCCGAAATATCTTATCTGCCTTAGCCTTAGATATGTTTAGTGGACACAGTGTGCTATATAGCCAATCATGCAATGTTGCTGCTTCATCACCTACTCCACCGAATAACCAGTATATAATCGGCCATCTATCCACTGAAGCAAAGTTAGTAACAAACCCTTTAGGAACTAATATATAATCATCCAGTGTCTCTGACTTGTATATAAGCGCTTCCAGTAGTTCCCAGTTCTTCTCAGTCAGTTTCTCCACGCGTAGCTTAGTAACAAATTTACCCATACTATAAAACCTCCTCTATCTTGCAGAGTCCGCCTTCTGGATACTCAGGGAATTTAACCTGGATAAGACGAATAAGAACCTTTCGCTTCTCTTCGTTAGTCTCTGCACAGTATCTATCGTTAAGTTCACTAAGCTTTTCCTCCAAGAGACACCCAGAAAGTACCAGGATTACAGATGCACATAATATTAGCTTCTTCATGTTATGCTACTCCCTCAAAAAGTTTAACTTCATTTTCCCTTCTGTCACTAAGTCCTGCTATAACCACTCCACCTGCACGATTCCAACGACGTAGCTGATTAGGAACCTCTTTATATTTTCCTGCATTCAGTACCTTTCTTAGTGTGCTGTTATAGAAAGCTGTTCGCCCTACGTTAAATACAAAGGATACCAAAGCATCGAACTGATTCTGCGTGAGTGCCACTTCAACCCCACTGTTCACAACTCCCTCAGCACCGGCTAGGTCTTGTACTAATAGCTGGTCTATCTGACTAGCTGTAAGCCCTTCACCGTACTTAGTAGATATACCTAAGATCAGAATCTTCCCAGAAGCTGACTCATCCTTAGTGAGTAAGTGACCTACTCCTATAGTTGGTAATCCTGCGGAATCCTTATACACCTTAGCTGACTTACCTTCCCACTGTGTAAGCAACTCCCTACCCCTATCACTCATCCGCATAGTTTTAGCATCCATAGTAATAAGGAATCAAATCATCACTTTCATTCGCCATAGTTGTTTACCCCTCACTTATCTAAGTGTTTATCAAGACGTGCATGCGCTTCATTAGCTGACTCTTTGGCATCTTGTACAAGCGCATGCAAGTTTCTAATGTCAGCACGCATAGCACCATATATAGCACCAGCTGTGAACATTTGCCCTATAAGTACTAAAATTACCTCTATTAAGCTCATGATGTTACTCTCCCCCTTCCCCACCCATAAGAGTCTGTAAATAAGAATTACTACCTAGTCTTGTGCGTAACTGCTCCGCTTGTGTATGCGAAGCGTTCCTATATTGCCTTGCGATGAATTGATTAAACTCGTCTTGTTTTCCTCCATATCTAACATAAGAATGCATGAACTTCTCTAACTCCTCCCCTTTAGGCTCACTACCGCCCAGTATAGAAGTCTTTATAGCCTCCCCTAATCCCTGACGCTTGGCCGCATCATGTGCTCTATATGTGTTAATACGATACATAGCGTCTTGAACTAGACTTTCATCCATAGGCTTAGCGCCCAGAACCCTGACAGCGGATACTAAAGTATTCAAATCGTGAGACATGAGAACATTACCTTGCTGATTGGTAGCTATCACACGCCCGGACTCATTAGTCATCCCTCCGATTACCTGAGCTATTCCAGCCAGAGGTCTTGATAGTCCATTATGTTCTATAGCCCTTAACATAGTTGGCCATAGTTCAGCCCCCATAGCCACTTGCTGCATAGAGTCATACATGTTACCGAAGAAACGAGCAGTAGCTTGAACTATAGGAACTTTAGCCGGGTCTGTAGGAACCAGTGTCAATGACCTTGGATTAATATCTCCCCTATTATATAGGTTAGTCTTTAGGCTCGGGTCAAATACACCTAACATATTACTGAATGCACCATAAGCAAGCCACTCTCCAGCCTCTTTACCTGCACCATCGAATATAGCTTGATATATATCCTTATGCTCTGTGTTTCCTCCCGCTGTACCTACTAAATAGGTATTGATAGCATTGAAAGCAGGTAGCCCATTCAGACCAAAGATAGTTCCTTGTAAGCCCATCATAGTAAGTGCATTAGATGTGTCTTTATTTCCTATATGTCTAAATAGCTGCTGAAGTAAGTTGAATTGGTAAGTCTGAAATAGTCCTATGGCTTGACCTATAGGCCCCTGAAATAATACGGGGCGTTGTGCAGCCAAGAAGTTCCCTTGAGTACGATTCACGAATGAGTTAATATAAGGTAATGCATCAACTTCTTTCATAAGTCCGTGCTTAACTGCTACATCAGTAACTTGCTTCATGTAATCAGCAGCTATGAATCTATTGAACTCTTCAGCTAATCTATTTCCTGTTAGTCTTTCCAATCCATGACCTACTCCACGAGCAGTAGCCATCGCTTTAGCTATACCAGCTTTTAGAGAGCCTACATTGTCACCAGCCCGAATGGCGATATGATCTAGTGTCTGGTCATACTGATCCATAATGGTAGTAATGAAACCGTGTTTCTTATGCCACTCCTTAATCTCAGGGTTAGTTCTAAGCCGCTCTAAGCTCTTAGCAAATACTTTCTGCGGAGACAGTACATAACTATCCGTACCAGGAAGCTTAACTGTACTAAGCTTTCCTAGTTCATTAGCCGCATCATCACTACCGTTCTTAATAATATTAGTGACAGCTTTTGACTCCGCCCCAAATAAGACTGGGTGGCTTATTGCATTCACAGCTGCATTCATTGGGTCAGCTCTCAGAGCGATAGAACCTAACAGCCCATTCATCTGAGCTACAATAGCAGTAAGCTCCCCTTTAGGCACAGTACCATTAAGTGCTGTATATAGTGCATCGTCCATGAGTGGGCCAGTGTACCCAGCTTTCTGGAGTGCCTTATTTATCTCAGCCAAGTGCTCTGGGTGTACAGCAGTTTCCCATAAATCTTTAACGCTCTGAGACACTTTGGAGAACTTCTCATCCAGAGTTTTATTAACCGTAGTCCAGAATGGATACTCTTCTATCTTCTGGATATTAAGCATCTGCTTCATAGTATTCGTAGCTGGATTGTTTACCGCATTTTCCGCATACGCTGTAGGACTGAGATATCCGAATGTACTCTTAGCTGCACTTATATGTGGTTCAGCCTGTGCTCGAAGCATTGCTAATGGGCGAGAGTAGCGTAGTGACACAGCCTCTCGTACAAGTGCAGTCTGTCTGGCAAGATGCCAATCTAAGAAATCCTCCACGATCTTTTGTGGGTTAGTAATAGGTAATGGAGACGCAGAGGAACCGCTGCGAGCTAACGCAGTATTCATGTAATTATCACTTATGGTTCGTTCCCACTCGAATTTACCTTGAGACTTAAAGTACGCCTCAGATTCTCCTTTGCTGAGCACCTTAAATTCTGGGTGATTAGAAAGAACTTTCTGTTTCAGTGTCTCTAGGGCTTGCGCATCCTTAGCGTATATCATGGAAGAGTGACCTTGCCCAGTTACGGAATCATCAACTACCAAGGCGTAATGAGGCGTATCCCTAAGGTTCCTAGGGATTGGATAAAAGGCGTCTCTGTCTCTTTTAAATTGCGTTCCTTCTGCACTGCGCAATACAGAGAGTTCATCCGTATTCTTTCCGTTCTGTGCAATATGAAGCTTTACAAGCTCCAGTGTATTAGAGTTCTGTATCTTTACAAAGTCACCTTCAGCATTTATAAGCCCTGAATTATCCTCAGCTAGTTTATAAACACCAGGCTTTGATCTGATAGTCTCATTCAGTACAGAGAACTCAATAGCAGCCTCAGTGTCGTTACCTACTTTAATCAGTGTAGGCTGCATAAGATCAGCTACTGCTGTCTTCCTATCATTTGCTATGTTATGTACACGTTGGCCTACATAAGCTGAAAGTGCATCTCTGGTACCTGGGTCTCCCACAGTAGAAGTTACAAAGCCTGGCCCAGAGTTACCACCAGTTAGCCATACAGTATCAGCAATGTCAGGGAATTCTTCCTTAAGTACTTGAGCAGAAGCTCTCCGAACATCCATATCATACATCTCTGCCTTAGCCCTTAGTACTGTCATAGCTTCCAAGGTATGTCCATCTAACCCTTGCAACATGGGTGTGTCTGAGACTACCTTAACATAAGAAGGTAACATATCTACATGAGCCACACGTTGCGATTCTCTAGTACCTGCTGCCTTCAGAAGTTCCTCATACTCTTTTTGTGCAGTAGCCCTAGCGAACATACCCTTCTCAGTGTATACACCTCTTAATATGTTCTCATGCATATCAAGCCTCTCCGCTATTTCAGCAAAGGACTGCTTGGATGCTCTTGAGATAACAGTATCTATTACTTTCTGAGGGAGTGGCCGAATTAGATGACCTGCGAATGCTTCGAAATTAGGCATATTACGCAAGCGTTCTGGATGTGCACTAAGGTAAGAGAAAGCAGAAGCAAACAATTCTGAAGGGTCTTGCCTACGTGCAATCTGCTCAGGCTTTACTGATTTCCATAAGGTAGGATTCCTGGACTTACTGAGGTCTATAACTTCCTGCATAAGTGGAGAGGCAAAGTCATTTGCCATAGATCGTGCATTTTGTGCAGTCACACCTGACCCTTCCACCATAGCCTGGAATATTGAGTGCCCTTCCTGTTTCTTTAGCTCCATAATATTAGCAGCTAAGGAACGCTTACGTACATCCCCAGCCTTGAGTACAGTATACTTATCACCTACAATACCGACTAAGTCACCTTTCTCGCCCGTACTAAACTTAATACCTAGGAGACTTGCTGCGCGTTCTGCAAAATCCTGTGCAGTAATAGGCACATCCTGCATCTGCACTAACTCAGAGCTTATTGAAGATTTCTGTCGCTTAGTAAACTCCTTGATAGCATTCTGCCCTTCTAAGCTGTATATCTCCCCTAGTACCTTAGAAGATGGTAATACTTTAATACTCTCCAATCCTTCAGTTACCGCCTTAGTGAGCAAGGGTATATCACGCTCAAATATAGTAGGGATTCCCTCGAACTTAGGGGTTAAAGATGCCCACAGATAACGTGACTGTACAGTAACCAAAGACTCAGCAGCTACATCAAAAGGATTATGTACACTGTTAGCGTGACGATACATATCATCGCCTACCTTGATACCTGCATCAGTGAGTGTAATGGATTGATTAGCACCTATACGGTCTGCAAGGCCTAAAATAGCTGGACGTTCATCAGTCACTATACCAGCGTTTTCGCCACGAATCTTAACAAAGGATACTTGAGTATTTCTGTATATACTGGATTCTTCAGGTGTAAGTACGCTTATATCATCACCACTCTCTTTAAGTTTCTTGCGTATAGCCCCGTACTGCTTCTCTGCCGCACTACTTTGATTAAGTCTCCCAATGGACTTAGAGCCTAATAATTGCTCTCGTGCGACTTTGGCATTAGTTCCTGCAAGCGTTCTATCGTACATGAACTGAGCTAAGGCCGTATCTCCGCCAGCAAGCTTCTGAAAGTCTGTACGAATATCAGTAAGCAGTGCATTCCTGGTACTGTCTTGCAGGCGTTTTGCGCTTTCCTTTAGAGTCTCTCCAACAGCATTAGGGTCTAACTTAGCCTTAGCTTCTAGCTGAGACACATTAAATAAAATTCTGTCTGACGGAGTAAGTGAAGCTACAGGTGCGTCAGTAACCCCATAAGCAGCTAAAGACTTCTCAGCTTGCGCTCCGGCTTTCTTCACAGTATAGCCTGCGATAGTACCGCTAATAACTCCCCCCACTGCACCGCCAATAACCGCACCAGTGAGCACGTCAAACACTAAGTCATCTACAGAGCGCTCATTAAGTACTGGAGATTGAAACATAGTAGCATTTACGAATCCAGTAAATGCCGCACCTTCTAGTGCATTCTGCCCAACACCAGATACGATAGCCTTCATCATATTAGCTTCTTGTAGCTTGAATACATTACCAGCACCTTGAAGAGCAGCAGCAGCTGCCTCTATATGCTTTTCCCTCTGAGGAGCTAATAACCCTAAAGATTTTCCAATTGGCCCAGTACCTACATTACCAGAGGATATAGCCTTAGTTAACGTAGCTTGTCCAGCATGTAGTACCTTAACTCCGGCCATTCCAGGCACAAGAGACCCAATGGCGAATCCTAGTGCATCAGT